TTTCTTCTTCTTGTTCAAATTCAGGTGTAGCAAGTTCATCTATTTGACTTTCAAAATCGTCAAACATATCTGAACCTTCTTCAACATCATCACACTCACACGGATCTTTGTGGCAAGTGTCACATTCAGCGGCTTCTGAAACTAAATCATCATAGGTCATGCCACGATCTTGCTTTTCTTTAACCAGTCGATACAAGTAAGGAAACACATCTGTGAGTTCTTCGTTGAATGTTTTAACAGTCAATGCATCTACCCATGTCTGCATTAGATCTTCAGGAACATCAATGTTCTCTGCGGGGCTAAAACTTTCTCTAAACGACTCATAATAGGATGCACGTTGTAGTGCGGCGATTTCTGTTTTGATTTGATCGATACGTTCGATCACTTGAGTGGTTACATCGTTCAATGCTTCTGCCATTACACCGCTACGGCTTGTGTAATTTTTAAACTGACGTAATTTTCCAATTTCTTCACTTAGACCAGTAATGTAGCCACCAATAGCATCATATGGATTACCACCGTTGGCAACGTGTGTGGCCATTGCACGAGCACCGTTCAAGTGACGTGTTGGATAACGGAAACGTTCACCGTTGGCGCTTTCAATATAGATGCTTTCAATCCGCTGTGTTCGACCAGCAGGATTTTCCATGTTGACTGGTTGACTGTGCCTAACAATAATCTTGGCCTCGCCCATGTCTTGGAAACTAGTTTTACTTGTTCCGAATAATCGTGATTCACTCATTTTATTTTCTCCGCTTTCCTTGCTTAGATATTTGTAATCTCTTTTGTCTAGGTTAGACTTTGTGATGTCTCGTGTGTCAAAATTCAATATGTTTGATCTTGCGAACCTGCGTAAATCTTTTAAAAAATTAAACCAATTAGTTTTACCCACATCAGCATTGTCCAGCATATCTGCTGTGTAAATCACAGTTAAAGATTTCTGATCAAGTTTAATGTTGACTCTTCCAAGTACTCAATTTTAATATCAGAAAATTGACTGCGAATTTTATTAAACAAATCGGTAGATATTGTACTTAGGTCTTTCATGTTAGTATTTAGTTAGAAACTACTGGAAATAAAGATAGGCATGGGCGGTTCAAAGTCGCCGTCATCATCCTCTAATCTGCCACTCATTAGATCAAATACACGCTGATCCCAGTCAGCCAACACTGCACTCATACGCACAGCCAACAATAATGCACTTACAAGGTCGTCAGTTTCGCCAGATTTTGCTTTAAAAGTGATGCCGTTGGCAATAAAAGCCTTGAGTTCTGATATCAGTACTTTGCTTTTAATTTTCATTTTTCCTGATTCTACCAAGTGTTTAAGTCTACTACAGGCTGATATCTTACTGCGATGTGTAGTATTGAATCCTTTGCGGAATTTACGCACATGCCCTTTACGTATAGGCTCAGCAATAAACATTCCGGGTATGTTTTCTTCACCCATATTTTTAATAACAATCAAGGCACTTTCTCCAAGAGTGTTGTTTTCTACACTCCAATAGATATTACTACCGTTGGTTGCTGGGCAACATTCTGCAATGTATTTGTTGATGTCTTTGAGAATTTTTATCTGCCCTTCTATGGCTGTTTGATTATGTTGCCATTCTGCAACTTGTTCCATACTGGGCAATTCAAACACTTGTATAGCGGCGTTGTTGCCACCAGTACCCAGAGCAGGATCTAAAGACACAACATAAATCATATCGTCTTTGGGTCGCTTGTACCAGCGACACTGTCCCATTTTCATAGAAGGTTCTATACCTTCCATTCCTGCAAGGCAAATACTGTTGATCAATGTTTCGTCAAAGATTAGGAATTCACAACCGTATTCTCGACGAAATCGTTCTTCACCAATGCGTCCAAGTTCTTGTTCTTTCCACTTTTCATCACGGTCGGGGTGTTCCCACCAATCTGCTTTATATCCATGGAATCCATTTATGCCTACATCAGTTTCATTGCCATAACTGTCAAATAATTTATTTGCTTCTTTCCAAATAATGGCAAATGTATCTTCGTCACTGTTGGGTGTGCTGGTGATAATTGCACGACCACCAGTGGCTAGTGTTGGCGAAATAGATGTCCAAAACTCTTCTGCAATATTAGGTTGCACAAATGCAAACTCATCGCAATATAATAAGGAAATTGACATACCACGACCAGTGTTGCCGGTAGTAGTTGCCGATACAATTCTTGATCCGTTGTCAAATTCAATACTCCCTTTGTTATAGTTAGTAACACCGCTACGTATGTAATCCGGGCACAACTCATAAGCATATCTTATGCGTTGCATAATTTCTTGTGAACCTGTATATTTGTGTGCGGCCACTAGAATGGTTTGGTCTGGGTGAAACATTGCGTACCACAACAAGTATCCAGCGGCGCAGGTAGTTTTGCCACTTTGTCGTGGCATCATGTTAATGTTGAATCGATAGTTGTGATAACTATCCATTAATCTCAATTGATATTCATATGGTTCAAACTTCATTTTACCTTTAACAGGATGCTGAATGTAAAAGAAGTTTTTTGCAAAATACAAATATCCCAACACGGGATCCGCGCACATGGAAAGGTCCTGAATCTGTTGTTCAGTGAACTTTTCTTGTTTATGGGCTTTCTTAATTAAGACGCCGTCTAATGTTTTTCCTGCCATGTGATTATTTACCGAAAAAAATAGACCCCGAAGGGTCTATTTGGCACCTTGGACAGGGTGCTAACTGCGACGAAACTATTATCTGTCTTCTTTAATTTCTTTATAAAGTGCCAACAACTGACTCTTTAATTGTTCCAATGCCATAGGGTTATCGCCACCATTGACTTTTGGATAAGCACCTTTCTGCTTGTGTAGGTCATCGCCACTTGGTACAGCGGCATCCATGTCAAAGGTAGTTGGTTTATTCATCGATGTTCCAGCAGGACTATTTTTTAGTTCATCTGCAAGACCTTTAACTTCACCTGCTACTGCCTGCATCTCTTTTTTGGCTGCTGGCTTTTCGCCTGGCTCCATTTCTTGATCGTCGGGTTCCATATCAGGAGCAGATGCAATCTTAATTAAATCTCTCATATCAGGTGCTTTTGGACCTTCAGGTGCTGTGCCCATGGGCTCTGCTTTAGGTGTTAGGAGCCAACATTGGTTGGGAAATCATTGGAGGAACATCAGCGGGCGCAGGCATTGACATAGGCGCAGGACTTTGTCCCAGTATGCCTGGTGCTAGTGGGCTATCTGCTTTGTTCATCAGATTTAACAAGTCTTTGATTTGATCGATACCTTGTGCATTTAAATTAACGCTCATAGATACTGGGGGTGTGCTAGGTGCACCAGGAATGCTGGTAGCACTGTTCATCATACCGCCACAGTTTTCTGTAATTTGTTTGCCTTCTGAAATAATATTCAGTAGTTTTTTCATTTCCATTTTATTTTCCTTTTAGGGCTTTAGAGCCAATTGGGCTGATAGATGTGCCTTCTGGCATTTCTGTGGCCGTACCGCGTGGAGAAGAACTTGCTAGAATAGCATCGTTAACACCTTTGTACTCTTCGCCCGCATGTTTTTCCTTCATAAGGTCTTTAAGCATTGACATAGTATGTTTTTCGCCTACAATACCTTGATTGTTTGATGGTTCTGGATCGCACTGACCTAGCAATGCTTTACCGTCGTTTTCTTTAGCGTGTTCGCGCTCTTCGTGTGTAACAGTATACTCATTGGCTCCTTGAACACGTAGCATTGATTTTGCGCAACGGCACATATCAACAATGTACTGCTCAAGTACCGGACTGGTTGTTGGGTAGTGTACTTCTAAATCAAAAACAGTAACTGATTCGTTTTTAAGATTAGGAAAGTCAATTTGAGTTTCTTGAATAGGACTGCTTTTTCCTTTGCTTAGATTTGCAATGGAAAATTTAGATACTGCTGAACGTAGGTCTTCAGCAAAACTTTCTCCAAGTTTTCCTGCTACTTTAATTTTAAAAGCATAGGTTTTTTTGCTTTCTGTTAGATAGTCTTTAAATGATTTCATAGTTCGATTCCAGTAATGTATTTATTTTATATTGCGCAGTTTTTCCAAGAGGCTATTGCGGTCTGTAATAAGTACACCTTCGCCATGAATCGCACCAGCGCCATCTGGGTCTTTTCCTTGTGCATCTTGATCTAATTTTGCTTTTTTTAACTGCAATTCGATCATTTTTAGTTTCTTGTCAATCTTTGCCGATTTAGCATCTATGGCGTTTTTAAGTGCTGATTGTGCTACTTCAAAGATCCTACTACTGTATCTTGGCTCTACATTCATGCCTAAATCCATTAAATCGTCATAGGCATCTGTAGCCCGTTGGGCTAAAGTGTCAAATTCTGTGTCGCTTAGGTCTCCAAGACCTTTTACCTGCGGCAGTGCTGATGCAATTTTATCTATGTCGCCCATGTCGCGAAATAAATTATCTGCAGGTGCTGATACTTTAGGGTCTAATTTTCCACGCTTTTTTTCAGGTTTAACTAGTTCTTGTGTTTCGGGCAAGTTAAGCAATTCTTCAAGTTTCTTCGTCATAACTATACTTATCGCTTTCCTTTATGGAAAATGTCATTTTCAGAAATCACACGAAATGCGATACTTTGTCTTGCGCACCAAGCACGGGCGGCTTCCCATTTTGCCATGTTTTTAACGTATGCGGCTTGATTCATGGGATTACGGCCCACACGTTCTTTGATTGCTTGTGCCGCAGGTTTTACTTCCCAAACTTCTGCGTGTTGTTTACCGTTTTTATCTACAAAATTTACAAAAAAATCTGGTACGTAGATTGTTTGTTTTCCAGTCAACGGACAACGATACGGTATCTTAACTGCTTCGCTGGCCCACTTGTCGATGGCTGGATTGTTATCACACATGTTCATCACAGCCCACTCCCAACTACTGCGGTAAGTAGGAGTCCTATTTCCTATATATTTGTCAGGATTTTTTAATACATATTTTCCCTGTGCAAACTTAGTCATATTAACACGTTTCGTTTTTCTAATAGTTCACTGGTGTCTTCTACACGATACCCTAGTGTTGAATTTTTTTGTCGATTATAATTCAACACTTCAGTGACCACTGCACTTAATTGGAGTTCTGTAAGACCTTTGAGTGTATCCAATAATTGAAATACATTTACTTCGTCTAGTCTAGCCTGCTGTAATAATATAATGGATGTGGAGTTACTTGCAAGGTCATCAAACCCGCGTTTTTTAAAAAATCCAATTACTGCATCTATTTCGCTGGCTGGAAATGTAATTGTCTGATTAAAGTAATTATTAAAAAATAATTTAACAGCCTGACTGCTGTCTGTGTCTTGTTGTTCTGGTGGTAGATTACTATTTGTTATCATATTATGCCTTTACGTCTGCTACAACTTTTTGTGCTAACGAATTTAATTTTAAATTTCTTCCGCTGGCCATTAATGCTTTAACTTGGCTTTCTGCATTTGGGCCAGGTGCTACAACACCTGCTGTGGTTGCTTTAGTTACTAAAGTATTTAAGGCTTCTGGATTGTCGTTGATTACTGATTGTTCGCTGGCTGTTAATGACTGTGGTCTAACAGATTCTTTGGGTGCTAATGCACTAGTAGTTTGATTTTGTCCACGGCCTGCTTCTTTAGGAAAGGCCACGTTGGCGACACCGCTGACATCCACACCAGTGACTGCACTGATGGCGCTTTTTGCTATGCTAAATCCTTCCCGCTGAAGACCCGGGCGTGTTAATTCTTTGGCATTTTTAAATGTGTTTGCACCTTTGACCAACGTACCAAATAATGCACCTGGGTTGGTAAATGTATCAGGGTTACTCAAGTCACCCAGTATATCCGAAACGCCACCTAATACGCCGCCTTGGCCAAATAGACTTGCTGTTCCGCCACCTAGAAGACTCAGTGGGCTTGGTACTTTGTCGTAATATTCTGTACCAAATCCTGTAGGAATACCTTGCTTCACTGCTCCTACTCCGTAGACTACACCTTCGTAGACTAAACTCATTGTGTTTTGTGTAGTGCCAGCACCTTCTGCATACTGTAAATTATCGTGTTGAAAACTTACTATTTTAGGATTTATAAGTGTAAAACACTGATATGATTTACGACTTAATTGAAAAATTTGTACGCTGGTAAAAAACGGTACTGAACTGTTATTATCTAAACCAAATCTAAATTTACCAGTATTGGTTGGATCGACTGCATTACTTTGATATGCTACTGGTGTTGCAGGGTCACTACCGCCACCTTTGTTCTGAACATTTGTTTTTTTCTTAAATAAATTTCTGGCACCGTCAAGAATGGCTCCGGGAACTTTTTGCACATTGTCCCACAGATTTCTTAATCCTCCCAAGCCAGCAAATGGAGTGGCGCCACCAGAGGACCCTGGAACGTTGGGCATAGACCCTGCGCTACCGCCGTGACTGGAATCTGCAAAATAATATCCGTAGTAACATGCCCACATGTTTGTTGAAATACCTAAATTATCGTCGTAGAGGATTAAATTCACTGGGTCGTATTCTATCTTAGTATGAACTTGTTTTTTTCTATTGTATTGATAGACTAGATCTGTTTGAATTTTAAACTTAGGCAAGTCAACACTTTTGACCAGCATGTTTAATGCTGTTACGTTGTTGCCAATAAACGGCATACGACCCTTGACCACTGGGTTGATGTT